ATCAATATCGGAGTGTGTGAACTGCGCTGACTTTTAGGAGTATTTGAGCCAATCGTTTCACCTACACTATCCAATAAATGCCATGTTATTTCTTTCCCACTTCTCGGTAGAACAAGTTTCATCTCTTTCTGAATTTCTTCATATTCCTTATAACTCGCATTTACCCACCCAACATATTTACCGTTTTCTCCAATACTGTCTTTCGGAACAAGCAACGGTTTAACAGGAAATCCCCCCTCTAAATTGATTTCCAAGTCGTATGTTGCCTTTTGTCCTTCCTTATTGACATATTCCCATCTGAACTTAAAAATAGGCTCAAATTCCAAAGAAAACTGCCTGATTTCAATTAAGATTTTCTTCCTGTCAGACGATAAAAGATTTTTCAAATACTCTTTACTTGGATTTCTCGTACTTCCGATACGAACCACAACATTCGCCATTATTTCATTCAACGAATCATTAAAATCAGTTCCTTTCTTCTGTTCTGTCAAAATCCTTTGTTCCCGCCCCGTCATTTCGTTTACTTCAACTTCAACTCCAGACGTTAAATTAAATGTATGCGTACTCATAATTTTCTCGCTTTTAATTAATAATACTTCGCAAATTTAAGTAAAAATACTTTAATACAAAATCATTCACCCGAATCAATAGCAAGATATTTAGAGGGTTCGCCTTTTAACTCATTTCCCTGTTCACCCTGACCAAGTTTTTTAAATGGCTGTAACAATACCTTTCCAATCTGTTTCATCGCCTTTACTGCCTTTTTATCTTCCCCAATGCTTGTAAATGGAGTGTACGTCTTATCCATAACAACCTCTCCATTTTTGTTTACAAAACGCATTTGATACTCTTTTACATTAAATTCAACCATATCAAATTTCGGGGATTTAACCCAATCTTCAAAATTACCTTTGAATCCTTTCTCTACCGCTTTCTCAAAAGCTGTTTCCACTCCCACCGGCAAATGATATTCTTTACTCTCTGTTTCTTCAGGCTCCTCTACACTATCAGTCTTTTCGACTACGCTCTGTTTTTTCTGTTTTGGAATATCAACAAAAATGCCTCTTGCCAGCAACTCTGCCCAAAACTGTCTCTTTTGCTTCTTCATATTATAATTATTTTAGCACTCAAAGATATTCAAACAGTCGGACATAACCTAATAAATTTAAAAAACAAAAGAATCTGCAACTTGAACTTCGCAAATTACAGATTCTTCCAAATCATAATCAACTATAACTTATCAACATCATCAACTGTCAATGTTACTGTTTCCAAAACGTTGTCTGAACCTGTACGAGTAAACTCATTCTGCGAAATACCGGAAATCCAACAGCCTTCTAAAATCCATCGACGAGCTGTTCTCTTTCCATCAGGATACATTTCTTTCACAACAACCATTTTCTTATAAACAGAAGACAACTGACCTCCACCCTTCTTCGTATCCTGTGCGCTCTTAAACCAATTCCACGTTTCATTCGACATTGCTGGTAACGGTTTCAACTGTGCAAAAGAAGCCGTTCCAATCGTAACTCTACCCGCAGTCTTTACATCCGAGTTCGCTCCACCATGAGCCGTAGCTTCAATAGTTGTTTCAGGAGGCGTAAACGTTTGAACCGCCCAACTATCAATTCCGCTTATTTCAAGAACAAAGTTAAATACTTTTGCAGGGTCTGCTATTTGTGGCATAATTTTATCCTCCTATTATTAAAGTGTTCCTAATTCTGCTGATTCTCCCAAAACGCTAAAAGACACGCCGCTTTTCGTTACGACAATGCCAAGCGCAACATATTTCATTGCTGTTTCCGGCTTGATAAACAAGCGAACAACATATTTACCTAAATCAATATCATCCGGCTTATTCACAACACAGTCGTCAATCGTATCTACATCCTGGTCTCCCTGCCACAGATAATCATACATACCGCGCCCTGTTACTACTGCATCCAAAAATGGTTTTACATTTCTATATATTGCAGCCCAAGTTGTTGGGTCATTCGGTTCAAAAAGCTCCGTTTCTATAAAAGCCGGCAAATTCCGAATCAGATAGATAACCAATTCTGCAACATTCTCATTACTCAACAAAGTGCTTTGACGCTGTAATGTTCCGTTTCCCCAAAATATCGGACCAAACGTATTATGGTTAATAACCACATTCAATCCTCTCGTATCAACCAAATCAGCTTCCGCAGACTTAGCAGGCGTATCCAAATTATATGGAATAGCAAGAACATTAAACAGACGACCTCGTTTGTAACCCGCTGCTGCATACCATTCACGAAATCTTGTATCTCTATTCGTATAGATTCCCAAAATATCCCCAATAGGCGAAATATCTTTCGTTGCACCCGATACAAATGGGTCAGGAACCGTAATTGTTCCATAAATCATCGAACCATACCAACTGTCAATAGCTTGCGCTCCTGAAAATAATCCAGTAACTTCACGATATTCTACTGCCGTAAATCCAGATATTCCTACAGGCGTGCGCGTAATTGCTCGCATATCCCCACGACTTTGTGCATATTGAACAAGTGCATAATCAATAGCCGGAACTGCTTTTGCAGGAATAGCTACCTTATTTGCTTCATTGTTATTGTCAAAACCATGAATACCCGTACCTGCTATTGCATCACCGATGTAATCAGTATCTACCAACTCGCCTGTATCTACCCCACCTGCCAAAGGATTAATTGCAGCAGTCGCAGTCGTAGTATGAGTAACCGCTGTAAAATGAACAAGATTCGACTGTACCGAATACGCATCTACTCCATTACCTGTTACTGCGACAACATTTTTAATAGTTTCCGTCAAATCCGGCGAACCATCTAACATTATCGTAATATCTACAGCACCTGCTATTCCTGACAATGCCAAAGCTCCCGACAAAGAAACTTTGTTCCCCCATAACCCAATACTGTTTGCTTCAACATCTACTTCAAGATAACTACCTGCTGCAAGCAGCACGGAAATCTTTCCCGCTGCTTTTTTACCTGTCAGTGTTGTTGCATCTGCTATATTGGAATAATGCCCCAACGGACATACCAATAACCTTGCACGATTGTCGAAAGCACGCCTGCAATAAAACGGAAAATCATCTGTTTGTAACAGTCCTCCAAAGTTAGCGACATACTCCGGCCACGAACCAATCAATTTAGGCTTTCCAATCACACCTCGTTCCGTTCTACCGGCAACCGCAGTGATACCTTTCAGCCCTCCTGAAACCAAAACCGACAAGTCTATAACTTGGGTTTCCATTCTTGCTTTACCTGCTGCGACCATATTCTTCCTATTTTAAAATTTTACTTTATTCCGCAAATATAAAACTTAATACTAACTGCCAAAACTTTTCACCATTTTTCTCGTGTCGGTGGAACATACGCAGTACCTTTTGGCAATTCTTCATTCAACTCTTCCAACTTGTTCTCATCAAAGAAATCCGTATCCTTCGGAACAGGCGTAACATCAACTTTAACTTCAAGCAAGGGAGCAACATGTTCAATTTCTATTTCTTCGTCTAATGGAATCCGCCTTGCTCTATATCGGTATATCCTTTCCAACCAATTCTCATCAGGCAATAAATCTGTACTTCCTAAAAACTCAATCTGAAATCCTGCACCATAATCAAAATCTTTTGAAATCGAAAAACTGTTATCGTAAGCATGACTGTACTCTCCAAGTTTCCCAAAAAACGATAACATCTGATAATTATACAAAGTAGCAAAAATCAAACTTACCATAATACGGTCAAACTTTGTTGAACTCGAAACTGTACGAACCTCATAATCAATGTCATAATAACCTAAATAACCACGAACCTTTCGATACTTCTGTAAAGTTTCATCCCATACAGAACTGACTACTCCACTTACTCCTGCCATATCAGGCGACAAAGTAATTGCTTTCCGGTCTATCGTTATCTTATTCGCGGTTTTTTCCTGCCTTCCACGTCCTGTCCCTATTCCAAACACATCTATCAATGTCTCATCAGGTAACGACAAACGCAACTCCTCCTTTGCTTGTTTCCATGCTTGCTGGTCAGAATAAAGCGTAACATCCGGCAAGTATCCGCGATTCACTACTGCCAACCTTAGCGCTTCCGTCAATGCTCTATCTACTGCTTCAAGTATCATGCTTCTTTTTTCAGTTTTTCCAAAGCTAACTTAGCTGGGTCATTTTCTTTCTTACACCACTCTTCCAACTCTGTTCCTGTCGGTCTCCACAACGGTCTTTCAGGTACATTATGCGAAGGGCTTCCAAATTCCAACGTTGCTGCCACAATTCCTAAATCCCCTCCTGTATCCGTTAACGTACCACGTCTTACACCTATCAACGCTGTCGTTCCCTCATTCCATCCTGTAATTGACTGAAAATACGTGGACGTAGCTACATATATCAATTCCGAATAGCCTTTCCGAACCTTATTCGCAATAGTAGCAGGTTTCAAAGGAGTCCAACCTAAATCCTGATTCTGAATATGCTCTTTTGCTATTTTCTCACCCTGCAAGGCAAGTCTTTGAGCGCAAACCACACATGATTCCTCAATCAACAACGTAACTTTTTCAGTTACGTTCTTTGCCTTCTTCCAATCACCCTTTTTATGTAATCCGTTCTCTTCTGCCATAGCTATTCAGTTGGCTGTTCTATCAACGTGCCGAGTATAATCAACAAAACATTTTCCTGTGTCAAAGGACCATCCAACGACACCCCTTTTATCTTGTACTTCTTTTCATTTACCACAAAATAATCAGTGGACTGATTCAATATAGTTTCATTATTCAAATCCAACCCGACTGCTTTCACATCTTGAAAAAACAATGTACATTTTACGTCATAAAATTCAGTATAACCCTGTTGAGTAAACTGTAACTGATTTTCACCACCAAATTCTAAAAGACAATTCAACTTATACTCAACCCAAACTGTATCCTTCCTGTCTTCATTAAACCTGTCAATACTGTCAACAGCCCTATATATCGTAACAGGCGAATCAAAAAAAGTGTCCGTTACTCTTTCAATAGCTTTCAGTATATGCTGAATATCACTTGGAAGAACAATCTTATGTAACCTGTCCAAACTCATTGAAAATCTTTTATATCAAATTCTCGACTAATTCGCATATCACCTATATTAGTCCAAGGTGCAATCGTAAACGACTTAACTTTCGTCATATCCGTCGTCAATTCCAAAATCTTAACTGCATTATCTTCAAGTATGTCAATCACACAACCCAAATTTACTGCCTTCCTGATAGCATTATTCCGATACAAAGTCAACAATTCCATCGAGTCAAATGCTAAAACTGCTGAACCTGCATCCACTTTTATCTGTTCCCAAGCAACATCTACAGTACCTGCCTTCGCACTTTTCAAGAATAAACCGGACGGAGCTGTTGATTCACTATCATCGTCAAACTTCCCTGTTGATAAACTCGTAGCCAACATCGTCAGAATATAGATACAAACAATGTCAGCTAAAATCGACCTCATCAAAGTATGGTAAAACTGCTCCTGACCAACTCTATCCCAATCTTCTTTCCTACGACCCTTCTCATCTGTATAAAACCGTACTCGGAAACATAACTCTAATTCAGCCATAGCTTCATAAATGAATCCTGAAATGATTTCGTCATTCTTTTCAGTATCCCTTACCCAAATAAGCCGATTCTTTACCATCTTCAAGACAGTAAGCGTATCGTCCCTGTGGTCTATACCTTCTAAATCTGGATTCAAATACCCCATATCTTTTTCAGTTTAAGCAACAAAAGGCTTTGAGCTATTATACACAAAGCCTTTGAAAAAAAATCAATCAAAAACTCAATTACCTTTATAAAGTTCCGCTACAAGTTTGGCTGATATTTCAGCTTTTGTTTTCAATCCCGTAATATCTACCCCCTTTTCAGCAGCCAACGCTACCAATTCTTCACCTTTCATCGCAAGATACTCTTTTTCGTAATCACTTTTCGTTTTTTCCGGCGGCGGTACATTTTCTTTTCCTCCCGCATTTGGATTAATTGGCGGCTGTGGAATAGTCGAAGTACCTTTATCGGGTTCTTCCTCCTTTTTCGGAAGTTCATCACTAATTCCAGCTTCTTTGTTCCATGCAGCTAACTCTACTTTGTACTTGTCTTCCGACATTTGAATCAGTACGTTTGCAGCTATAGCTTTCTGAATCATCGGAGTTACTTCAACCTCAAAAGGTTTTCGTCCGGAAATTTTTACTTTTGACTTTGGGTCTATAAGCGTAGTCGAAGTATCCTTCAACTTTACATACGTTGTTAATGTCGCCATTTTGCCTCCTTTTATTAAATTAAATTACTTGAAATTCCGTTTCACCATTGTCAAACCATGACGGGAATCTCATATTATCAGGCGCGTTCCATGCTTTTGTTTTGTCAATCAACAAACGCGCTTCACGAAACATAGTCGTAAATCCTGTTGTTTGCGTTACATAAGTCGCATTGATTCCTTTTTCAACAATCCTGTCAGCTTCTACACGCAAAGCCCCTACATTCAGTTTAACAAGTGCATTACGAGTATCAACCAACATCAAAAGTTCGTCACGCAATAAACCTGTAACCATGTAATTTTGAACATTCGGAATTGGCGTATCCAAAGCAAGCTGCGTAGATACTCTCGTCATACCGGCAAATCCCTTAAATTCAGGCAACGTCAGAATATCCAAAGCCATTTCTTCTCCCGACAGCATATAAGACGGCATACGACCAATACGACCCATGCGCAACCATGCACGAAGTAAATCACGATACTGTAAACCACTTGCCGGAGTTTGAACCCCGATTGTAGCAATAGCATCCGAACCGTCTTCTTGGTCTCCGTTAATCAATGCCTGTAAAGCCAAAATATCAAATTTCAATGCCAACCGTACACCGACTTCTTGCAAATATAAAGCTACGATATTAAGCGGAGTATATTGATTAACTTGGTCAGTTACTTTAATGCCAGTACCAACTCGTTTAACCGTAACTCTCTTTTCATCAAAATCTATAATACCCGTAGGTATGCTTTCAGCTTCACCTAAGTCAGCTACCGGAACATTTGCACGCTTAATTAACGGCAATACAACGGTAGGCTGTGTAACAGTCTCTTCTGCGCTTACTAACTTATTATAAATAGTCGGACGGTCAATACCTAAACGGACTGCTGCACGTATGATTTCAGGAACAAGCCATTTGAAATCTTCGTTAAACTCAGGCATCGCATTGAAAGACGCAACACTCTGATAAGACAAATCCACTCCCAAAGTATCGTAGAACGAATCCAAAGAACCAAAACCCCATTTTTCTTTAATAAACTGTTCAAACGAAATATCCAAACCTCTTTCAGTCGTAGTTCCCAAACGCAAAGCATCCACCTGTTTAACGGCTGCTTTCATATCCAAAAGGATGTTTGCCCTAATCGCTGAACGAGACAATTGTCCTTCAACTGCCGGCATTTTCTTTCCGGGAGCAAATCCAGCTTCTTTTCCATCTAACTTTGCAGAAATAATGCTTTTTACTGCTGCTGCTCTTTTATCAAATGTATCCATATTCGTAATTATGTGTTAAATCGTTAAACAATTACTCTGCTACATAAATCGGCGTGTAAAACCAACCAATTCTCGCTTCGTTTCCTTCCGTTGCAGCTTCCATAACGATTCCAAAAACATTACCTGACTCAACTTTATCAGCTTTCTGTATTTCTTTGTCTTCATCCCATCCATTCGGAGCAACTAAATCTCCAACTACCAAATCGGAATCCGCTAACGCAACAGCAACCGTGTGAAAGTTAGTAATCACCGTCGGGTGATTTTGCTGTCTTCCAGTCGGCACTACAACTGTACCGTAGGGTACATCTTCTGCCGTACACGCTTTCAGTGTTCCGTCTGCGGAATCCAATGTCAAAATCGTTCCCTTCAAATACCTTTTATCGGCAGGGAAAAATGACAAATTAATCAAATTGTCATTTACATACTCGGCGCGATTGCGCCCTGAATAAGTTAAACTTTCCATTGATTCCTGTTTTAATCGTTCTTTTTATTTTTCTTAAATTTCTCTCTCAAATCTTCAAAAGAAACAGAATCTTCCGTTACTGTTTCTCCTTCTACGGTTTTTGCTCCTTCATCCCCTGTTCCATAAGACGACTTAAACTCAAATTCATTTGAACCACATTTCTTACAGCGTCCTCCAAATGAATGAGTAAGCGTCAAAGTGTACTGACTTAACAAGCCATCCAAAGCTGCACTATCTGCTTTACTGAATAAATCAACAACAGCATCAGTAGCTTTATCGCCTGCCTGCAATTTATACAACCTGATAGCCTCATCAACCCTACTCTTGTGAAATTTCTGTCCCTGCTCAACCATGGGTTTCATTTCTTCCACTTTTGCCAACGCTTCTGTCTTTTCCGCCGTCAAGGTTTCAACCTGCGTATTCAATCCTGCAACCTTTCCAGCTTCTGCTTGCAAATCTTCTACCTGTTTCAATGTAAAAGCCTTTTCAGCAGTAAAACCGGTTTTAGCAAACTTTTCCGCATTGTCCTTCATCGTATTGTACTCTGATGTCGCAACAACCGTCTTGTCTTTGTTCTGTTCGGCAATCTTTGCCGTAACTTCATTAGCCGTCATAAGTCCGGCAATCAGTTCCGGAGTTACTTCCGCATCCGCTGCCAATCCTAATTTTGCTCGAAGTGCTTCCAAAATTTTGTCCATACTTTCGTTTTTATTAGAATTATTATTCTGTTTATCTGTTTCATCTTCTTTTGAATAACTCATACGCGACATATTCAGCACGTCTTTCGTATAAGACATTCCTACAACATATTTCTTATCCTTTGTATAGGAATCCTTAATAGCCTGATTCTCTTGCTCATACGTTGATGTAATATCAACATTAACCAGATTTCCATCCTTATCAATCAACTTTGCGTAGGGGTCAGCTCCTAACCAAACTAACGAACTCTCAAAATAATCAAGTATTTTCGATGCTACTCGGCGAATCATTGAACCATCTTCAGCATAAGTTCCAATTTTATCTTCAAACTCATACATATTTGGAAACTTATGGCTCGGCTCCCACTCAAAATCAATCGTTACTGAATTTGAAAAAATTCCTCCATACTGAACTCCACGAGCTATACCTGCATTATTTGGACTTTTTGCATCAATTCTGACTATAGCATCAATCCCTGCCGGAATATAAACACCATCATCTTGCTTAAAATCTGTCGTCCATACGGGATTCGTTACTATTCCAACCAAGTTATCAATCGTCCAAGTATCATGGTCTTTGTAAACAGGTTTCCCATTTAACTTACTAACAGATGCTTTCAACACTCCTGGTCTTGTAAAGTCAGTTGCTCTCCATGTCCCACCTGCTATAATAGCTGCTGAAATCAAACGGAACGGGACTTCAACGAAATCTTCAGGTCTTACTGCCACCGAATCCGGAACCCTCAATTTTGGAATAAAACTTTCGCTCAATCCAAACTTATCCTTACTGAATTGCCCAGCTTTATCATACAAAACACCCATTGGCATATTGATTCCACAACCTGCCGTAAGCCTTGCCCTCTGAATTTCGTCTTTGGAAAAAGACATTCGTGACCTGTATGTTTTCCTATCTTCTATCATAAACTCTGCAAATATGGATATTAATTTTAATCTACCAAATTTTTCATAAAAATTTTCATAATACAGCCACTACCATATCACGACAACTCGGATGATACGGAGGAAAAGTATCACCATCCAACCTATCTTCTAAATCTTCTGCTGGCATATTATCTATTTCATCTTCATCCATATCAGACGAAGACAAAAAAGGCGAAATAGCTGGAACCATATCAGGGTCAGCATCCTCTACCTTAGCAATATGACTTAACGCTCTTGCTACACTGAATTGCTTACCGTCCATCGCTGCACAATAATCACACTGCAATCTATCGGGTACTCCAACAATTTCAAATGTTTCAACTTCTGCTTGGTCCATATAATTAATCGCAGCCGTATTACGCATCTTATTCACAGTCGTATTCACTATCCGAGCAATCTTCCAATCCTCTCCTTGCAACACTTCTGCAAATTGGTTTCTGAACGCAGCAACATTCTGCGGGTCTCTACCAATAGGCACACCATCCTCTAAATACGTTTGCTTTATAAAATCTCTAACTGAATTTTTTGTACTCTCATCTGTAATGAATTTCCCCAAATACAAACTATCGGACTTCTTGTAATATTCAATAGTTCTGTAATCTTTCAAATTAAACTTTACCTTCGGAGGCTGAAAATTCTTTCCAAATATTGAAGTCTGCTCACGATAAAATTTATAAATACCACCTATCCATCCTTCAACTACGCTTTTAACAGGACCTGAAAAGTTCTTTTCAAAACCGACAAATGTATTAAGTAAAACATTATCAACAATTTGCTCAATCGGAGTTCCACTTCCAAGTTGCGAAAGTCCTTTTACTACTCCTACTGTTATTTTATCAACCGCTTTCTTATAAGTAACTCCTATTGACTTTGCATACTGTCTGACTACTTTATCAAAATCGGCTGCTGATGCAAGTTCCTCCAAAGAGTGCTTCTTCTCACAACCACAACTACAATCTTCATGCTTATCACCATAATGAAACTCATATTGCGATTTCCCAAGCCTCTTTTCTATTAAATACAATTTATAGTTAGTTGAACCTGGGTCAGCAGCATCTGGCGGAGTAGCGCCTGAACCATCCGGCATCGTTATATTTACCATATCTCTTGGCTCTTCCTGGTCAGGTTTATCATAACCTACAATATTCGCCACTTCATTTTGACTGATAATACCCATTTGATAAAGTGCTTGTGCATTAGCAATCTTTTTGGTATAAACATCCTGCTCACGCATTTCATCACCAACAAGAGACTTCTTACTTTCCACCTGAACATACTGTACCGGATAACCCTGCAACAGCAAATGCAAATGAATAGTATCTGCAAGAAACATGTCAATCAATGCCTGATAATTCTCAATCTGCGCACCCATCTTTGCAAGAATAACCCTCCCGACCGTTTCCGTAGTTGAGTAGTTTCTTCCAAGCATCAAAGGGTCTTGTTTCAAACCAGCCATCTTTTTCAAGTCATTCAACTTAAACAGTGTTTCAACCCCTGCTACATTTTGGTTTACAGGCTTTACATCAAATTCATGCTGTTCCTTATACCCTACTACAAATCCTTTTTTTACGCCCTTATCTACTTCAGTCGCTACATCCAAAAGATATTTATTGAGTTTTCTCGCATATTCATCATCTGAATCTGTCATTACCCTGATTGGCATTTTAACAAGAACATTTACAAAACCCATAACTCCTAACTTCCGAATTATGGTTTTGAAATTCCCCATCATATCCTTTTCAATACCTACATTCTCCATTGCAGACAAGAACGGCGGTATTGCATACGGACTTTCATTAAATTTCCGCAATGCCAAATATTTATACGTTATCGGATTCAGGGGATTCATTCCCTGCACTGCATTTTGTTTCGGTGCAATCCTTGTTGCTATTTGATAAGGTTTATACGAATCCTCCTGTGCATCATAAATAAATCTAACAGTCTTAGGATTAACTAAAACTACTTTTCCTATTCCATCCAAATTATTTGTCGGAACTCTTTCCGCTGAAATAGCTCCTGTCAATACAACTTGTGTAAATAAATCATTTCTTAATGACATCATTCCTCCGGTATTAGAATACCATAACTTCTCTACCCTTGATATTTCCTGACGCATTTGTGTTGCAACCTTATCTGAAATATTATCGGAAAAATAAATGTCAAACTTGGTATTTCCAAGCTGAACGATATTATCCAAAGCAAACGATATATCAGGATTGTATTTTGCAAGATTCTCTAATGCAGCTAATAACTCAATATGAAAAGCCGGTTCAACAACACTTCCATCATATACCCCGAATCCCCAGCCCGCTTCTGGCTCCGATGACCGTCCTGCGCTAATAGGTACTCGTCCTTCGGGTGTATCTACGATTCTTACTTTCTGTGGGTCTCCATCTTGAAGTTCTATACGTTGTACTGATTCATCTACTACTAATGAATCATTCCGAAACGCTTTAACTATCCCATCGTACCACGCCATATATTACTCTTTATTCGTGGCAAATATAAAACTTAATCTTTAAGAACAAAAAAAAGGTGGCAATTTTCATCGCCACCCAAGCGAGGCACTACAAATTCAAGCGAGACGAATAGAGTAGTGGCGCAAATATAACACTAAAATCTAATCAACAAAATCAACTTAAAATAAAAAAGGCAGAACTTCACAGCCCCACCTTCCCATCATGTTTAAAAAAACTACTTTCTTATGAAACAAACCTTCATTTATCTATCTGCCTATAACCAACCTATTCTTTATCCCTATGCAAAAAATATTCATTCATGTAAACGTACAAAAAACTATTACTACCCATCGGAGGTAAACTAAATCCCATTCCAAAGTTTTTAAGCATATTTGCTACCCTCTCTTCGGTTGCCGATACTGCAATAATAGGGGTTGTTGTCACCAATACCCATCCTTCTGCATATAACCTATCCAATTCTTCTTTTGGACTTCCAACATAAATAAAACTTTTTGACTCTTTAACCATTACCACTGAAATATGTCATACGTTACCCCAATTCCAATTTCTGGTCCTAAAACAACTTTCTTATCGTAATAAACCGTTCCAAATCCGCCATACAAAGACAATCCCCAACGTTTAGTTTTAGGAATGTTATTTGTTAATCGAAATGACCGAATGTTATCTACCTTAACGTATGGACTTAGAGAAACTATTTCAACGTAATCACCATTCTTATCTTTTAGTTGTGTAACTGCATACTTCTCACGATATTCTAAACTAAACGGAATACTGTCTTTCGTTGCTGTTATTGATAAGTCAATCCATGAATCCAAAAACCGAGACTTATAAACAGGAAAAACAAAATCCGAATCTCTTATAACCTCTGTCTTCGGTGCGCTGCTTACTTGCCCAATCGCTTCAAACAAAGTCATATCATCCAACTTTTTCTTATATTGACTAACTCTATTTTGAAGTTCTGTCAGCAAACTGTCTTTCGAGCGAATCTTCAAAAATTGGTCAACCGACTGCGTTTCAAATACTTCTATTGAAGCTGCCTGTTCTCCATTCTTTGTGCTGTAATACTTAACCGTATCATTCAATGCTGCTATAAATGACAGATTGTCTTTCTCAATTTTGCTAATAGTGGAAATATGATACCAAACTCCACAGCCAACAATTAAGAAAATAAAAATCAGTGCTGCAATAACCGTTTCTTTCGTTTTCATTTTTATTCCTTTTAACAATGATTCATTTCTAAAACTCCCATTAAGGGTTTTTCTTTTTTAGCCCTCTTTACTCTTTTCACTACTTCCAACTTTTCCTTATCTAAATCTGAATATCGGTAAGCAACTGAATGTCCCCACCAATATCCCATATAAACTCCAATAGCTATAGCTGCTGGTATTGCAATTATAATCCACATATCAATACTTCCCTCTCCTATTTTTTGGTAAATTATAATAACTTGGACGATTATTCCAATGTTTATCCTTTCTGTTCCATGCAAGGTCTATCAATGTCGGAAAACCAACATGTGGATTAACAATAGGAATTGGCTTTGATTCAAAAGGCTTCATAGCGCCCTCCAACTCCCCTGTTGCAATAATGACCGCTTGTTCACCTAACTTCAACTTTGCAACAACTTCCTCTATCTCTTCTTTCGTAGTTCTGTGCGAAACCAATACACAGACTGCTGTTTTATCCCTACCTACCGCCTTATCAAAACCCATTACTAAAGTTCCATCAGTTATTTCCATCACTATAATGATAATCAATTTCATTTCTACGACAATGAATTAAAGCCTGCAAAGCCTCTTCCCAAACATCGTCAAAAGAAGCACTATCTAAAACTCCCGCACGTTTCTTTTGTTTTTGTAACCATTCTCTACGTCTGGCATTAGTATCACGCTCCATTTCCAGCTCACGTGTCATTCTACCAACTCTCAAATCATTTTCGGAACAAGCCTCATCTATTAATCGAATTAATTCAGCTTTTGAATAATACATCCGATAATAGTCTTCACCTTCCATTTTGATATAAAGGATTGTATCATCTTTGTCTATGTTAATATCGGTTGCTTTCATCATCCTCTAAGGTCGTCCTCTAATGCAGTTTTGTACTCATCACGATTAATCACAGCGTCACCTTCAACATGAATACCTCCACCTATTCCCATGCGTCGAAGCGTTATTTTGAAACATTCAATATAAAACTTCAAATAATCAGTATAACTTGGCACCGCACAATTTCTTTTATCGTATGCCACTTTTGCCCACTCGTCTATTTCAAAAGCGAGTTTATCCGTTTCTTCTCGGATACCATCTAAAATCATTTGAGAAAATTCAACCATTGCCATATAATTTAACTTTTTACATAATCCGGTATTTGCTCTGTTCTAAATCTCGAACAGGAAATAACACTTTTACTTCTACAATGATTACTGCATATAGAACACGGACGTTCAGGCTGTGATGGGATAGTTAATCCAAATTTATTTATATAATTCGGATTCCATTTTTCAACTTCCTCTATATTACAGCAATTAGCAGCACAACTCGAATTACTTTCCATATTACACTCTATTTAATTTACTCACACTTTTTCTTTCAAGATTTTGCGCCAACGGCTTTTTACAACCACAACCATTCTTGCAACGTAATCCACTATGGTCATAACCATCGTAATTTTCTACTTGTGCAGGTTTACGATTCTTTCCACAACAATCAGCCCGCATTGCTTTCATTTTTCAAACTTTTTACCAACTTCAAAACAGCCCCATCTAAAGTATCCGATAAGTTATCATCCTTTATCGACCATTGCACCATTGAACTTGAATCCTTTATCTGTTTCGCCATCCACTTTCCGGCGCTTTCAGGAATCCTTACCGTCCTTTCAAAATATCTAACAAGCTGCCCGTTTTCATATTCAAATGAAAATCCAAACATCTTACCTTCAACTCCTCTGTTGTACTCCTCAATAGACATATCCCGTAAAACTTTCCTGACAATATTATTACCATTCCGTTTTGAGGTAGCGTATGACGAACCTACCTCTTTCGGAATCTGTCTTACAGAAATTCCATAGTCCCTAATATAATTCAGAATCTCCGAATCTCTTAATAACCCTGACTGTGTTGTTGCTACTTTCATCGCTTTCCTCTTTTTGATTTACGTTTACCTCTCGCGTTTCTTACAATCGGATTACCGAAACTATCAACCTCTTTACGTTTCTTCTGACCTTTATCCATTTGACGTAACCGTGTATCTCTCCTAATTCGTGCGCTTTCGGCAAATTCCGCTTCATACCTTGAATTGTTTATATCCATCGCCATTGCATAATGCGCAAGCATTAATCCTAATTCTCCCCGTTTGCTCATGCCTGTAAAACATAATAGTATTCATTACCTAATAGGACTTCGTCTCCATATCCATCCCAAGTATCCAAACAGCTTCTCCAATCTTGTTCGACTATATCTTCAAACCAATCGTCAAAACCTCTCTCCGTATTATTCGCTCTTACCGCTTCAATCCACAATTCCTTGTATTCATCTTTTCGGTTTTCCATCTCGTCTTTGCACTCTTCCTCTGTACCGACATACAGGTCTTGTCCATACCATTCCATGTGAAAGCAGATTCCATTACCATTGTAATCTAACCCTGCTACTGCATCTACGAATGATACATCAAATGCGTACATAATAGCGAAAATACGTTCACAATCTGTTTTACTAAATAAATAATCTGTTCCATAAATACAGCTCACCGCTTCCACCTCCTGATGCAAAAACAAAAAGTCTTCAAAGTCTTGTCCAAATAACTCAATCCGTTTTTGTTCTACCCGCTCTTTTTCAAAACCCCGAATCTTCTCGTAGAGTTCATCTACTTCATTAAATAACAAATCCCTTTGAGTATCATTTTCCGGATACTTCAAGTGAACCTCATTCCAAAGTCTTATCAACTTCTCTTGCGCTTCATTAGCAGGAACAATTTTTTCATCACATTGACCTGAACTACCACCCCCATGACCACTGAAAGCAAAATAAATATTGCTATTATCCCCGCACCGTTCATACGAGAACTCTATTTGGAATCTCGTATTTTGCTTATCCACAAATACTACATTTTTCTTCATTGTAATTATTAATTTTTAATACATCAAAGGTATAAAAAATTTTGATAAGTCCCAAATTTTTGGACTTAATAATTGTTAAATATGCTGTCTATCCACCGTCTTCAGTAGAACCCGGTTGGCGTTTTTTCAATACTCCGTTTCCTTACCCAAACTAACCGACGCTTCATGCACTTTAAATATCCTATTTGGATACATTCCTCGCAATCTTCGTACCGTCCCTTGCATCTGTGAATTTGTGTTTAACATTTTTACTTTATCAAACGCCACTAACGGCAACTGAATAGAAAAACGGTCTCCTAACCACCCATCCTGATTTCCTTCATCATCATGGATACTAATTACCCAATTCATAAACTCAAAATTAATTTGTTACTGCACTCTATTCTTCTCCATGCAAAAGTACAAATTAATTTTGAGCTACGAAACTACGCAAATTCCTCAAACAAGTCAGCCCTTTCGACTGTTGCCAACTTATCCCACTCGTCCTTGCAATAAGCAATAAAAGCATCACCACTATCATCAGGACTGAAATCAATTTGCTTAACTCTGAACATTTTCTCCATAGTCAAAAAATCCAACTCCTCAAACCAATCATTAAAGTCGTTCTTTTCAGCCATACGGTAATTGAACTTATCTTTGGCTAATTCTATCACCGTTTCCAAATCAGTACCGTAGAGCCAAGCTATGTGCGCCACAATGAAAGCCACATCTCCAAGTTCTTCTTTGACATGTTCATTCTTTTCAAACACATTCTCCTTTGCACCATGCCGAATCATACATGCTTCTACTAATTCACCAACCTCTTCTAACAGTTTTTTCAGTCTTCCAGGAATATCAGCACCATACTCCTTATCCAACTTTCCCATAAACTCTTTGTAAACTTCATCACTCTTCGTTAATTCCATAATATTTGTTATAAATTTGTTTAACTATCTTAAAACCATCTACAATACCCATCACATAAACTCTTCGATACGATTCTGCTGTAAACCCCTCTTCTGAAAAAATTTCAAAAGCCGCTTTACCTATCGCATCAGGAAGTTTCATAAATTCTTCTATAACTTTTTCAGATAAATTATCTAAATCAATCATTTTCCTATCCTCCATTCATAGTCAAGAATATTTAGTTGCAGCATCCAACTTTAACAAAATCTGTTCCAAACTGTGTTCAAAATCAGACCTGTGCCAAGACCTAACCTTATCCATCTTGTCTTCCTTTTTTTCAAGAACCTTCGCATAATTTGAAAGCTCCTTTGACAAGTCTTTGAGTCCTTTTGTAAATTCCCTAATTAACATAACTTTTCTGTTTTTAGATAAAGTATTTCTTCCAAGCAAACTTCTCACGCTTCATCAGATAATCCTCCCTATACCTGTAATCTGATACTTCCAATTCAAATGGATTCTTAGCATACCCATACCGAATCCGATACCAAGCATATAACAAATGAAATTTCCACCAACTGCCCAAATCCTTAGCCTGTGCAGCATGAATCTTTTCACTTCGTATAACATCCTTCGGAAGTGGCTTATTCTCATTCCGAGCATAAATTTTTCCAAACCAAACTACCGAAATACAATTTCCACTAAAAGGAAAAAAACTTTTATAAACTATATCCATACTATTAAAATATTTCAAGAACTTTATTAATCTTTTCCATTCTACAAAACTAATACTTTCTCATCAGTTATCCTACCACACTGACGTTCTTCCTCAATATGAGTTCCGTATGCAAGAATATCAACGCAACTTTGAAACGTGCGCTGTATCACATACCCACCTGCAAACATGCCTGTCAAGTCAGACAGTATTCGTTCCTCTTCTACTGATTCAGCCTCAATACCCCAACCAACCTGAACTTCTTTATCCTTCAAAATCTTTCTGAAAATCATTTCTTTACTTGAAACTGATAAGCACTGTTCAACTCACTAATATCATCCAACGAACATAAAGGAAACTTTCCTTCCATGTCTTCACAAATACAAACCAACGAACAATTCTGACAAGCATCTCTATCCGTCGTTTCGATACGCCTATGAACTACACCATTCATCTTAATTTCTAAAACTTTCATATTATTAATTTTTAGAAATGGGTTAATCCACCACTTCTTGCAGATTAACCCACTCACTTATTGTTTTCATTCTCTTACTGCTTCTTCAATTATTGTAAACAAGCAATTCTTCCGAGTTTCGTACTCTATCTCTCCCACCGGTTGTTTCTCGTTTGGGTATAAAGAAGAAAATTCATTCCAAGAATCCATTAACTGATTTGCTACTTTTACTGCACTTTCAGCAGTCTCAAAATTGACAACTTCTACCATTGAACATAATTGGTAAAAAGTATCTGCCTGTTCTCCATACCAAGGGCTTTTTGAACTTCCAACCCTTACTCTAATGTAAGGTTTCCATCCTTCTTCAGTTAAACGTCCATGTTCAACCGATAAAAGCATTGTATCAATAAAACCTCCTTTTCTTTTTAGGTAAAAAGACATGCTGTTAAATCCTTCTTCGAGGTTTTCGTTTTTGAGCTGACCTTTAAGTTCTTCTACTTTGTTTTCAGCGTCTTTTGCTTGTAAATCTAAATTTTCCATTTTGTTTTAAGTTTTAATAGTGAATAAATTAATTAAATTTTATACATCAAAGTTAGTGAAAATTTTGATAAGTCCCAAATTTTTGTACTTAAATTTTTCGTTCTAAAACTTAATAATTGTCAAATACCTATACCCATATTTATCAATTTACTATGGTAACTATCCCAAACTAACCTATAAAATTTATACAGAGGATTATCCTTATCCCCATTCCTAAGCCAAACAAAACAATCATTAGCACTACGCTTAGGCAAACTTTTATCAATCGGCACACCAAGAGCCAAATGCAAAAAATGGGTAAAACATACTGCATCTTCAACCATCTTACGAATTTCGCCTGTTGCTATCATATCAATTCAGGTATTTCGAGAAGATTCTCTCGCGTTGATACTTTATCTTTTACCCAATTAATTCCTTCTGCTGTCACGTCTTTCAAAAATTAGAAGTTAGTAAATATATCTACTTTTATCTCACATCCAGCATTTTGTGCTGATAAGTATGCTACATCTATTACTGCTTTTTGAACAGAAAGTTCATCCTTTACCTTTACTACGATTGTGCGTAAATTATTCGCATATCCGTATTTAATACCTTTGCTCATCTCGCAGTATGTCGCGAAATGGGAGGAAAACTCTTTTTCGTTCCCTTTGTTTACTGAAATAATAATTGTTGTCATCTTTTTATGTTTTAATAATGAATTTTTATGCTTCCAAGAAAAGATTGTAACCTTCTCCATTTCTATCTATCTCTGAAGTAAAAACTACTTCTTTTTTGTCTCTTAAATCAAACCCATAAAGTATGCCATTTATAGAGAAAAGTTTAGAGAATTTTCCCGATGGGGAAAGTTTTTTATATCCATCTACCTTTTCTATCTTTTCTAAAAGGGAGTTCAGGTTTCCATCCCATTCTCTTTTTACTATTTTTTCTATTGCTTCCATTTTTTTAAGTTTTTTGAGTGAATTAATTTGTTTTATTTATACATCAAAGTTAGCAAAAATTTTGGTAAGTCACAAATTTTTTGACTTAATAATTGTTAATAAATTCGATTCTAAAACTTAAAAATGCGTTTCAGCTTTGGTACTTACGTTTCCATAAACAACCTTTACGCTGTTTATCACAAGCATTAACAAGAGCGCAAGAGTTGCATAAACCCTCGCGCTTCTTCGATTTCTTAATTTCCAACTTCTTCATAACATAACAAATACAAATTCCAAAACCGTTGCTATCGCAGCTACAATAAAACCAACCAAGATGTACGGTAACGCTTTAACAAAATCCGTCCCCTGTCTTCGCAGTTCTCTATCCTTTATCCTCTCTTCTAAACTCATACCAACTTAACTTCAATAAATGAGACATAATCATCCGTATGTTTGGAATTATAATCATCAACAGCATCTTCAACCTTCCAAGCAAGATACTTTACCCCTATCCTGTCAATCAAATCTGCCACTGCCTGCTCATACGTCACATGCCAACACTCTCCATTAAACTGTGACACTATGTACCGGTCTGGAAAATACCTGCCTTTATAGTCATTTGTAACATACAATTCGTCTGCTGCATTTTCAGAAAAGAATATATAGTTCAAACCATACTTCGCACAAATAAAATCAATCAAACCATGACTATAACTATTGGCAGTGCTTGTCGTAATTTGAAGCATGACTTCATCAGAATACTCCAACAATTCACAGTCCTCAACTGTATCTCTAACATCATACTCTTTATCCACTTCCGCATTTCCAAATTCCTTACCAATATGCTGATAATTTCCGTAATAACCTTTTTTAATCTTCTCTCCAACTTCTCGAAGTGTGTTTGTATTACCGAATAACAAATAATCCGTTGTAACCCAATTTGGCATAACTAATTAAATATGTATAATGGAGATTTCGTATAAACACATAAAGCATAAAATACAGTCCACAACAAGGCCATCAACCAAGGTTGTATTCCGTTATCCGACGGAACTTTCACATTCGTTTCTGTTTCTTCACCTTTAATCTTGAAGGCGATTCCATCTACCCCTTTCAACTTACCTGCATTGAACAAAAGAATACGAATCAAATTCAAAAACTTAATATCCAACACATACAGCGTATATCCCAACGCTACAAAGAAAACAATACTCTTTACAACTGTCATAACAAATCATCTATTAATTTATTTCTACTAAACTCTGCTCCTGCGATGAACGCTTCTTCAAGCGTCCATCGAAAATCACTTTCCGTAGCTTGGACTTTACCCCAACCACTCGGAGTTCCATACTGCTTCAAAATCCACTCCTTAGCAGCCTCCTCAATCATTTGCTGGTCCATGTTCTTTGACATATCTTTCAGTCAACTTCAAAATGTCTTCCAACGTATATTCCGGCAATTCATCGTATTCAATAGCCCCTTCCGACCCCATTTCAACTTCATTCACACAGTCGTAGTACTCAACCTCGCAGTCATTCCACGACCACTTAATAACCGATACAAGCACCTCACCACTCCAAACAACAGGATAGGATTCCCCGCCACCAAAATCAGCTAATGTCAAACTACCGCCAATACCATTCATCAAATGAACAATTTCAGCAATCAGCACTTCTTTCTTTTCTGCAAACCGAATATGAAATTTCTCAAAATCAATTTCGCACATTTCTTGAAAATTCACCCACTGTTCTACATCTTTCAAATCGGACAGGATAATGCTGTCTTCTGCTTCAAGATGCTTTCTTTCTTCAATCCATTGCTCTATAACATCAGCAATAGGCATTTCCGTACTAATACCGCTTCCAATCGGTATTAAAAAACAAACTGTTTCTTTCATATTATTCTATTTTTAAATCCTTTTCATCAAATCCCTTTTCAATAAGAAAATCTGCTACCTCTTTCTTAGCGGCATTGCTAACAGTTATCGCTCCATCTTTATAAGTAAAACTTATCCCACTATCCATTAAATAAGCTGCTATTAACTTCAATGTATCACTTTTCTCTACACTACCCTTTTTCATAAATTCTCATCTAAATATTTTAATGCGTTTAACTCTGTCTTGTTACAGGAATAAATTATCTTACCCGCATCAATATACGCCCTCATGTCATCGTCCCATTCCATTTGTCCTACTACCGCAAACAATACATCTTTCAAAGCACTCCACTCTGTCACAGTGAAATGTCTTTCAATACACCTGCTTTTTGTTTTACTGTTCAATCTGTTAATATTGCTCATACCATCAAAAATTAAAAGTTATCGAATCCCCACTTTCAAAATGGAATTTTATTGCTGACCCTGTCTCGAAACTTCTATCTTCAAACTGATAGGCTTGTATCATCGCACACCATTCTTCAAATGAGCATTTCAAACCCGTTTGTGGTGCGCTTACCTTTACTATCTTTGTTTCAAAAGAAGCGGCTACTACCTTCACCGCTTCCTTAACTTGTCTTCCTGTTTTCATTGATTCCAACTACTAACTGTTCTTGCCATTTCTCTCAATTCATCTACAAAAGATTCAAAATCTTCGTTTCCTTCTCCTTCTACTACCATATCGCTTTCATCAGGATAGCATCTTTCAATCGGGCTATCAAGTAATGCTGTCTCGAAACTTCCACTACTTCTACCGATAATCATTCCGTCATCAAAAGAATAAACATTCAAATTTTGAGTAACCCACTCACTGTAGGCTTCTCTGTAAAAATCATCTTGCATTGTTGCTTTCCCCAATTCAATTACTGCTTGGATGCAATTTATTGGGCTAACTCCCACTTCTTTCGCTGCTCTCAAGAATGTAACGATTTTTACTGCCTCTTCCATCTCGCTTTTTAGCTGCTTTCTTGTTATTGTTCTCATCTTTTTAAGTTTTTAATAGTGAATAAATTAATTAAATTTTATACATCAAAGTTAGTGAAAATTTTGATAAGTCCCAAATTTTTGTACTTAAATTTTTCGTTCTAAAACTTAATAATTCTTAATCAAAGCCACGATAGCTATAAAATACAAACAGGCATTGTTTCTCAACAACACCTGCCTTAATACATGAAACTTTATTCACACTCGTCATATATGTCTAACCTTCTTTTCTACTGTTACAATAGTGTCGTTATGCCTACCACCATGACAAACAAGCAGTATTTCCAACAATTCAAATCCCCGACTTTTCCCAAACCCTGTCGTATCCCATCCAAAACAGATTGCATATCCCCCAACCTTAATTTTCTTCGCTGCTACCTTCTTTACATTAGTTGGGAATAAAGTCGTATCATCATAATTCAATGCCAATCCTATGCCATCATAAACTTCTTTTACCTGATGCAAAGAATAAGGAGGGTCAAACAAGCATCCGTCAAATGATTCGGTTTTCAAATACCGACAAAACTCCTCCGCAGGCAAATGAAACTCTGCTTCTATGTCTTTATTCAAGTCATTTCGTAATCCCGCTGATGACCAATAACCGCTAAATGGGTCAAACCAATTATCAAAAGGCTCATAACGCTTTAACAGTTCAGCAACAGGCTTAATCCTAAACGTATGCTTGTCGGGCATTGCCCACTCCCTACTTATCTTCATAATTAAATATACCTTCTACTGCATAACCAAGTTCTTTCTCACGTACTGCTCTCCGTGCAAGCATTTCATCTCTTACTCTCCCTGCCTTCTCTACATTTGGCTGCAACTCCTCCTGCGTCTTTTGAGCAAATCCGTATATCAAACCTGTATCATCTTTCCTGAAATCCTTAATGCAATCCAACGCCCAAAGATTTCCATTGTGCCTTAACTGTAATGCCAATCCTAACGGATGTAAAAATGTCCTGTTCATCTCCTGCAAATAACCAAAATCCATAAACTCCTTTACCGACATAACAGGAACTTCACCCCACTCTAAAGCAGTAATGTCTTTCTTTATTGGCTTATCTTCTTCTTTCTTCCCTTCCATAATTCTCTTTCCTAATATTTTACTTAAAATTTTATCTAAATCTATGTTTACATCATCCATCTCTTCTCATATCAATGACTTTTCCGATTCATAATGTTCCTCATCATCTAACGAACCGTGATATGCTGCAAGTTCGTTTTCAGGATAGCAATATTCTACAAATAGAATACAAAGCATAGTTACTAAAAAATTACCATTCCTACCCCCTCTTATGTATAACTTACCAAAAAGGGTTAAGTAAAAAACATAGGACGTCGTATAACTAAATTCTGAATCAAATAAAAGGTTTTTATCCACACACTTGCCTTTATGATACTCCAACATACAAGAATTTGCAGCATCTATTAGTCTTTCTTGATTACCGTCTTTTTCATAGGCAGTAACTTTATCAACTATATATTGAAAATAGTCATAATTCTTTCCACCTTCAATATCATCAAAGCGTCCATAGCGTAATCTGCCAAGTAAAAGTCTATTGTGCATCCCTTCTGTAAATTCAACCCATTTATCTTTGTTAGCTTTAATAAACGATTCAATTTTACACTCGCAACAAGACATAAAATTCTCATCCCACTCTGATTTCCTCCATGCTTCAATATCCATATTTTCAGGATGTGCAAAATTATCATAAGACTTTTCCGACAACCCTGCTAAATCTCTCCAAAGCTGAACTAAAAAGAAACGGCGTATATACCCACCCATTTCCCAATCATACAATGCTTTCAAACGCTGTTCCTCCGTTTCGTATGTCAAATTAACTTTACCCATAAACCTCGCTTATTTGTCTGTTTTAGTTTCTTCCTTAGTTGCATCCCTATATGATTCACGTAGCAGGTTCAAATTAAAGCCAAGTATCCTTAATCCCGCAGCTATATAAAATTCATCTTCCGTTGCCAACATAACAGGCTTCTCTAATATCCTAACCATTCGTCCAAGAATATCGGAATTTGTACTATTCTTCATATCTGATGCTATCATACTACCAAACTTGTTTTATATCTTCTTTCTTCAACCCTGAACTGAAAGGAAAATCTAACTTCGGATGAGATTTATAATACTTCAAATCAAAATTATCCTTATCGAGGCTTTTTATGAAA